CCATATAAGGAGCATCTAAAAAATAAGCATGATATTTTTCTATATAATATTGTTCTCTTTCAGCAAGATTCTCTTCTGAAATATTATCTTCTAAAATTTCAACAGAGAATGCATCACTCCCATATTTACGGATAGCTGCATTTAACAAATGACAATTATCATTGTTTTCATTAAGTGCTTCACTCACATGTGAAGCCCATCGTACATTTTCTGGCATAATTGTTTTACCAATATAATATTTTCCACTTGGACTTGTTCTTTTATAAATTAAACCCATAATTACCACCCCAGTATTCTTTCCGCCATTTCTAGTCTTTGCGGTTCTTCTTCTTCAAAATATTTTAATACTAAGTCTACCTTATCTCCTGACATATTACCGCCCGCGCGCCATTTATATAACATCTGCGTACTAATTCCAATTTTAGAAGCAATATCTTCTATTTTCTTACCATTACAACTTTTCGGATTAATATTCGCGGCAGTACGAAGTAATTCATTCATTTCAGAAAATGTTTTATATTTCATTTTCTCACCTCCTGTCATAGAATAAGTAGAATTATTAAAACAGAATTATTGTATTTTCTACTGGGGTTAGAAAAATTTTTATTCCTATTCTTTATTATAATTAATTATATCATAAATTAAAAATGAAGTCAATTAATTGACTTCATAATTTAATTCCTCTATTGCTTTATCAATACTCGCGCCAAGCAAATAACATCTAATAGTTGCATCTATATGCTGTGCAGGCTTTTCATAAACCCAAGCTGTATTATATGTTGGAAAATCATCAAATTCTGCCGCAGCTTCAAAATAAAGTGAAAGATTATGTGCTACATATTCTTCACATTTTTCTTCCGGAGCATAACCATAATATCCATTACCAGTTATATCATCATCTGCCCAAAGTTCATCGAAAAGCCAATCATATAACTCATCTTTTGTCCATTCTTCCTATTTAGCCTGTGTAAGTATTCCATTCATAAGAATCCATTCTTTTATATCATTAACCATTTCTTCTTTATAATTATACTTTTCCATATAATATCACCATACACTTGTATCTGTAATATTTTTTGATTTACCACAAATTAAACATACAACTTTATATTAATCTCCCATTCTAACACTAAACCCTTGTAAATCAAGATTAAAATCTGCTTTAAAATATTCTTGCATTACATCATCAAGTTTATGTACAAATAGCGGCTTGCTATGATCAAATTCACCATAAAACAAATCCGCAAGGTCAATAATACATAGAGAATCATAACCATATGCTTCTGCTTTTACTTGAAGCGCACGCTTATTCGTAGTAAGAATAATACCATCAACTTCGAGCGCCATATCCATTAGTTCCTTAGTCTTACCAGTGCCAAGAGGCCGAGCAATTACTTTCATTTCTTTTCAATCTCCTTTACTTGAATTACATCAGAATATTCAAAGCATTTAACTACTTCATATTTTTCTATGAATTCCTGAGCAGGAATATCAGTAATACGTACTATATATTCATTATGAGAGAATTCACTTTTACGCAAAATTGCAAGAGATACTCCTCCAACCAATATAACTATAATAGCAATAATAGCTATAATAAGTCCAGCGTGATCAGTATCACGTAAAAAAATACAACAGCAAATTGCAATTCCAAAGCCAATAAACAAAGTGATAACCGGCCAGTCAGGTGGCCCATAAATTGGAATAGTTTCAAGAATTTCCATATTTCCTCCTAATACCGCATACGGGACAAAATTCATCATTGTCATATAAAATGCTAACTGCTTTACATTCTGGACATTTATAAGCAATAACTTCATCAGTAGCTACTGTGGGCGCGGTATCAATCACATTTTGCGCGGCTTCCATAATTGCTACAGCAAAATCAAATACTTCTTGTGAATCTGGCATATGCATTTTATAGATTAAATCCCAAAGCATCTCATCACGATCTAGGGAAGGCGCGTTAAGATTGCAATCCTCGCGCCGAATTAATTCAGACATAAATTCTCCTTTATATATTTTATTATTTTGATTATTTAATTTTATGCCTAATTCCTCTTTTGAGTTTATACATTATTATTGGCATTTTAGTAATATGGCTACTTCCACATTCTGGGCATTTCTTTTTTTGCGGGCTCATAATATTCACACCCAATTTCTTTGCATTTGGTGGTAAATACGCGTATAGAACATATACCCTGCTCATCAGGCTTCCATGCAAAATAGGTATTACAATTTTCACATTTAAAAGGAATTCCATTGGTTTTTACAATATCAATAATCATTTTTATTTCACTTTACCGTCTTTCTATTCTCAATGTTCATATTTTCTTATCTTAGGGTTCCCGTTTTCATCAACGAGCATTGTTAATGTCCCCCTATTGTATGCGCCCTCCGACATCCAATATTCAACATTCGTTTCGCTATCTACAACAATAGCTCCAAGCCCATAACTTTCAATTTTTATAAATCTGGTGTTTTCAATTTGATTCTCAGATGACTTGTTACAACTACATAATGTCAATAACAAGATTGTCATTAACGCAAGAAAAGCAATCTTCTTCATTTATTTACTTCTCCTTCTCTTCACAGCTGTCAACTCATTTTTGCGCCGCAATTTGGGCAATAATTATATAATTTTGGAGCGGCTATTGCTTCACTTGGAAAATTACATTCTGAGCATACCCAAAAGCATTCATCAAAGCATTTAGATTCTATCCAATGTCCTGTTTTTAGTTTAATTACTTCTTGGTCTTTCAGTATGGCAATCGTATCAGAAATCATCTGTCCCATACAGTATTCTTCTGGCTCTTTAATTGCCAGGAACTCTCTTCCGTCACAAATCTCATACGGATTGCTGTCCCGGAATATCTCCCATGCTTTAATCAGTCTTTCCTTGTCTGGCATTCACTTCACCGACCTTCCTTCGGATACAGGCACCTGTTCCCACGAAAAACGATTCCGTCCCAAATCCAATTATGGTAAATACAGTCTGGGCAAAAGAATCCATTCAGTTTACAAAACTTCCTTCTTCTGTGTTCCCAAAGCTTATTGCGTATCCATTTTTTCATTCCCACTTCACCGACCTTCCTGATTCAACGCATATCCAACGCATTGTTTTTTTGCGTTGGTTTGTGTTGGCTCTCTTCGTATCAGTGCTTCAATTTGCCCTTTCTGATAGCAGATTTTATTCTCAAGCAAGCAAATTTTAATCAGGTTGTAGATATTCCAAATCATTGATGAAATAGCAATAGCGCCAACAACTTCAAGTGTCATTTAATTTTCACCGACCTTTCATTTCTGCTTTTACAGTTTCAATCATATGAACAGATATCGCAATTTTCTATTAATAAAGTCTATTTTTTTCTTGTCTTAGGTTCATTTCAGACAATACATTTTGTATTATCCGTTCATCACGATTATATACAGAAAGAACATTATCTGCCATGTGTTTAGCCATATCTCTAACAATTGCTTCTTCACCCGCACGTCTAGCTTTATCAACCATTTCACGCGCTTTCTTTTCCAGCGCTTCTTCATTAATTGGTTCTTTTAGAATAATTGTAATCTTTTCATAAAGTCTATTTAAGATTTGATTTTTAATATATTTTTCAATTTCAGAATCTGTTTTAGAATTATATGACCATTCTGACTTATTCATCTTATTCCAGATTTCTTGTGCTTTTTGCGTCAATTCTTCTTCATTAATAGTCGCGGCAAAAAGTTTGGCCATTTCTTGCCCGAATACTTTATTCATTTCAGTGTTAATTTCCATTTTATTCTCCTTTTTCTTTTATTATAATATAATTTTCTTGTTTTGTCAAATGACAAAGTGAATTATCTGTATGGGGAACAGCGCGTAAATTTAGCTCCATTTCTAATGAATAATTATTTGTATAAGCTAATTTAGTATCATTCCAGCCTCCATATATATAAGTTGGTTCATTTGTCATTTCTAATGTTTTTAATTCTGGCACAGCAAGCATGGACATATACACATTACCATTAATAGTAGTATTATTTGGTAATTTAAAGATGAAGTTCGCGGCTTCACCAGAAGCTAAGTCTATTTCTGTCATATTGATATTTTTTGTACCACAAAATTCACATTTTGGCGCAAAGATATCCAAAACGGCACCACAGTTACAGCAATTTGTTTTACTCATTCCATTTTACCTCTAAATTTTTTATTTTATGCGCGAACGCGCCATATCCTTATATTCTTATTATTCTTATATCCTTATATCCTTATATACTTACCCCAAAATGGGTTAAACCTTAACTCAATTTGGGTGGACCCTTCACTCATTTTGGGTTAAACCTTAACTCAAATTGAGTTAAACCTCTTTTCAAATTGGTGGCATTAAGTTGTACTCATTTTGAGTTAAACTTCGGTTATAAAAGTTTCATCCATTTTAGGTACAACTTTCTTTTTATTTTGACGATTCACAATATTTTCTGCGCGCTTTTGAATAGCTAAAGCTTCTAAACCCGGTGGGTTTAAATCTATTTCATATTTATTAGTAGAATTATCTTTTAATTTAATAAATCCAAGCTGCTCAAGTGTCATTCGCGCGCGGGTAGCGGTACTATCGGACATCTGAGTAGCGATT